TTTATTAAATTCCCATACACCTTTCGCAACGATGAATCCTAGAACGAATGGAGGAATAGGTAGAGCAAATGGGTAAATAGAATCAATCTCGACCTCTCCACAAAGAGGTATCTCAACATAATCCGTATTACCACGTCTGAGTGACATAGGGTATTTTGTGTCGATTTTGTAAACATCAAGAATATCTCTTGCAGTCCATACCATCCATGGTTCGTCGGCGTGGCCGCGTGCAAGGAACCTGTGATTGTCCATACATCTTAGCTCTGTGCCGTCATCGAAATGCAAGACATAGATAGTCTGTTTCCCCTGTTCAAAAATGGCGGTTACTTCTTGTACACCTTCGTATGGTGTGCAGATGGGATCTCCTACTTCCAAATCGCCAATCTTCCTGAATCCTGAAGGTGTAGCGACAGGTGTGTAATAGGGATTTGCCTTTCCTCCTCCACGGTTTCCTCCGTAAATGATAAGGTCTGCATCGCTGTGAAGTCCGTCTTCTTGAGCACCCTTGTTCGGGATGAAAATCCTCGAATCTTTTCTCTCTTCCTCTTCGGTTCTTAGTTTCTCTATGAACTCTGAGGTGTGGATGGCTTTTCCATCCAATGTGTTAAGTCCACTAAATCGTTGCATAAAAATAAGAATTTTATTAATACGAGGCAAAAATACCTATTAATCAAAGTGTTGCAATATGTTTTAATTTTTTTCTTCAAGTTTTTCTTAAAACAGATTGTCGTGCGTGTAACAAATGTATAATTTTGCGACAAGAACAGGCGTAAAGTCAGTGCGCCAACACAAAAATTAAATTAGAAAAATTAAGACTATGGAGAAAAATCTTCTCATTCAGAATCTAAAGTCTAAGGCTGGAATCGACAACCTTAGCGACAGAACGTATGACGAGGTAGCAACCGTGCTCCTCCCACAGTTTGCAGATGACGAGAAAATCACCGATGAGAGTTGGAATCTTCCGATTCAGATGCTCAAGTCAATGAGCGGTCAGCTGCGCCATGAGGTCGCCGATGGAATCACCAAGGGTAAGACCCAGTGGGAAACCGAACAGAAAGCAGCCCAGCAGAAGGCTATTGACGACGCTATGGCGGCATTCAAGGCACAGTGGGAGAAAGACCATTCATCCGACGATCCTGATAAGGATAAGGACAAGGATAAGGATAAAGACAAGGACAAGGACCTTGATCAGCAGATCGCAGACGCCATCGCTAAGGCTATGGGCGGACTCACTGCAGAGGATGGTGCTCTTGGAAAGCTTACCAAGCAGTTCTCGGACTACATGGCAAAGCAGGAACAGGAGAAGAAGGATGCTATCGTCAACAAACTCCGCGAAGACCTCAAATCTTATCTATTGGACACCCGTCTTGCCGACCGCGAGCCGGTTGTCAATCTCGCTATAAAGGAAATAGTAATCAAGGAAGACTCAGACTTTGACAAACTCAAGATTGAGGTAGAGAAGAAGTATGAGGCCCTATATAAGGATTTCTACGGCGACTCAGGCAGTGGCCCTTATGCAGGTGGCGCAGGTGGAGGCACGAACACCAACAAGGAGTTCGAGGAATTCATCAAGCAGCGTAAGGAAGCTGCCGAAGCCGCAGCCAAAGATACCGAGGCATTAGAGAAGCAGATGATGTAATCGCGGGTTCAAAATATCGAGAGTTCATTAACATTATTTATTCACAAACACAAAAGACAAAGCTATGATTAAGGGAACATTTAATCAGATTGTCAAGGCCAGTGCCAAGTTCGGTGGTTCGTTGGTAGTGTTCGAGGGAAAGCCTGAGCTGCTTATCGGCGGTTTCAACTTCAACCTCGCTGACCTGCCCGCACCTGGCGACGTGCTGCCTTGCGGTACTCCTGTGAATTGTAACGAGTCAACCCGCGTGATTACTCCAATCATCACAGGTGCAGTCGAGGGTATCAACGGTACAGCCGTTACTCTCAAGGATCATGGTTTCGGTAACGTTGCCTTCAAGGAAGGTGCTACCGTTGCTGTTCTTGGTAGCGACCTGACTCAGGCTGCTGCTAATTACGCTACTATCGCCTCTAAGGAGGGTAACGTAATCACTCTCAGTGCTGCTATTACAGGTCTTGCAGTTGGCTCTATCCTCGTAGAGGTTGACGCTACAAGCAAGAAGGTAAAGGCTATTCCTAACGCTCTGCTTCCTTACGACATCGTTCGTGATGCCAACGCTATCTCTGTAGATGGTGATGGTGCTTACGCTAACGACCGTCCTGTATTGGAGCGTCGTATGCCTGCTATCAACGATGCCATCAAGGCTGCTCTCGTTGCTGCTGGCTGTAAGTTCAAGTGGTCAGACCGTAAGTAAAGAAAGGAGTTTATTATGGCAACAACAAGATCAAAGAGCTTCTACAATCAGTACGACATCCGTCGTTATGTAGACGAGAACAACTTCAGTGTCATCATGGACACTGCTAATGCAAAGTATAATCAGGCTCAGTGGCGTATGCTCGGTAACTGGGATACTCCTAGTGACAGCAAGACATGGAGTCAGGGACATAAGACCGTGCCCATCATGGCTCGTGCTTCTCTGCTCTCTACTCATGGATTGAAGCCAATGCGTAATACATCGGGCTGGAAGTTCTACACTGGTTCTACACCAAAGTTCGGTCACGGCTATACCATGGGCGAGGACGATATGTTCCTGCTCCGTGATGCCCGTAACAACACTGGTGCTAGTATGCAGAGCCTCATCTACGACTCTCTGCTGACCAATGCTCAGAACATCCTCGGTGGTATGCACAACGAGCTGACACACATGTGTTTCGAGCTGGCTTCTACCTCTGAGATTCACGAGGCTTCTGTTGACGGTGTTAAGTACGACTTCACCTTCGACTTCGACGCCAACCAGTTCCAGGAGGTTTCTCCTGCTTGGTTCAAGTATGAGAGCGGCGTGCTCGTTCCAAACGATCAGGCAAACGTTATCAAGGATATGCTGGAGCTGCAGCGTGTTTACACTGTAACACAGAACCGCGACGTTAACGCTTGGATGATGAACATCAACACTCTGTGGATGATTCTCGATCACCCATCTGTTATCCGTGCATTCCTGGCTAACCGTGCTGCTTACCTCGCTTCTCTGAGCGGTGGCACACTGACCATCTCACAGAACGACTACGTTACAACTCGTAACGAGATCGCTGCCTTCATGCACGACCGTGGTGTATGGCCATTCCTGCCAATCGACTTCAAGTCTGTACACGAGGAGGACGGTGTACCTGTTGAGGATGCTCCTGCATTTGCTCCACAGTTCATCATCGCCTTCAACACCAAGGAGAAGATGTTCAACATCAAGAACACCAACTCTATTTGGAAGGATCGTCAGGCTTACGGCGGCATCGCTCGTAACACTATGTACTCATTCGTTGAGGATCGCATCGCAGTTCTCAGCACATGGGGCGAGAATCCAATTCATAACACTGTTGAGTTTGAGCTTTACGCTGGCCCAGTATTCCGCAACCTGCGCAACTACGGACAGGTGAAGATCTACACCCCTCAGTAATAATCTCTAAGTGACAAGTGATATGGCAGACGTACTAACCATAGAGCAATACCTTAGTGGCAAAGTCAGGAATATCAACGTTCCTGACAATGCCATGTCTTCCATCATAATGGATGCAGGCATCACAAGTGTTGAGCGTCCTACCAAGGATACCGACGTGAATCAGCTCTCTCTCAGGGAGCGTGAGTTGTGTCTGGCTTGGTTGTATGTATGGATAGCAGGTTCGCCCACTCAGTCGGGCGGCTATACCGAACAGGATGCCGACTGGCAGAGCCGTAGCGATGCAGAAAGAATGTCTGCCAATGTACTCAAGCAATACCTTGCCATGGCCAACGAAATCTTCGATAAGTACGATCTGCCTCTCCAAGGTAGTGAGTCATGGGGATTCGTTGGCCGTGGTATCCGTAATCCAAGACGTTACCGCTAATGGCTAATACACGACCCGATAACCCGCGCTTTCCTCATTATTGCACCATTACCCGTGCTGTAAGTGAGGATCCGATGGTAGATGAGAGTGAGTCTACAATCATCTACGAAGGTGCATGTAGGGCCTATGACAAGAACACCACCTCAGACAAGGGAGAGGTTCTGAACTCATTCAGAGGTCTCGCTTTGCCCATAGACAGGGAGGGATGGATTGCTTTAGGCGTAGTGCCACGCGAGGGTGATGAGGTAGTGGTGAACCGAGGTACACATACGGAGAGCGGACGAGTGGTTGATATGAATCCGGCCAATTTCAGAGGCACACACTTAGTTTGGAAATATGGCAGACAGTAATCTCTTGGTAGTAAAGAAGGCTTTCGCGGAGTTCAAGAACAAAACGATGCACGACGAGATAATCAAGCGTATTAATCTTCACTGCCAGAACTTGTTGATTAAAGCCATACAGAACAGATTGAAACTAAGCCATACGAAAGGCCACGATTATACTGGAAACCTTATAAACTCTATTGTAGTGGTTTTATACCAAGACGGAGAGGTAGCCGATATGTGGTCAGCGGGCCAAGATGGTCAGATTGCGAAGCCAAAGTTCCGTAAGATGACAGCCCGTAAGAAGATGTACATCTATAACAATGACTACAGCCGAGTAAGTTCGAAATATCGTGCAGAGGTTCCTACCAATCGAGGATTTGCTGATGAGGATATCCAAGATTTCCTGAATACCAATATGCCAAGCTTACAGAAAGGCTTTTGCGTAACGGTTGCTTACACAGTCGAATATGCAGAATGGGTTGAGATGGAGCGAGGCACAACAGGTTTCATAAGAACCGAGAGGGATGCTTGGAAGGAGTTTAAGATTTCGTTCAAACCTATTTAATCTTTATCAATATGTCA